ACGCCCTCGATGCCAACAGCCTTGGGTCGGTAATCAAGAAGATGTTCTTCTTCGGCTTTTCGGTTAATGCCGGATTGCGCGATGTGATGAACCCCACCTCCACGGAGTCGTGGGCCGCTGCCCCTGTTTCTGGGGACATGAATGACGGCTACGCAACCTTTGCTAACGAGAGCATCACTACATCTCATACCGTATCATCGCTGGGGATAGCCCATAATAACTGCGGGGCTTTTTTCTCTGGCACGAACATGACCCGTCAGACATCGAACTATGTCAATGCTTACACCAGCAGCAGCAGTAATTTTCAATTAAAGCAGGACACTGGAGAGACAGCATTTCGTTCGGGCTACAGCGCGAACATCAAGTCCACCTCCGAAAAGCAGGACGGAGTATTTGTTGCTACACGGTTAGTCAATGCCGTAGCAATGACACGAATCAAAGCCTCCCGCGCCGTGGAGAATGTAACGGCCACCAAGTCAGGTGGATCAACACCATCATCGACGATTTCTTTACTAAGTGGCTCCACTGTCGGGAACGCATCTTCGGTTGGCATAACTTCGGGGCTATCTGCGGCTAATGCAGAAACACTGGCGGGGCTTATTTATGATGTTTGTGTCGGGATTGGCCACACAGACTTAACCACACAGGATTCATAATGAAGGGGTTCACTATTTATGTAGACAGCATTGATGTCCCTTTGGTCACTGTCGATGGCGACGAAGTATTCCTTGGGGGCAGTCTAATTTCAGATGGCCCAATTACAGTTCTTCCCGTCGCCGCGATAAGCGGATACCAAGAAGACACGCCCAGCGGGGCTTTGGCGGCGTATGTGCCGAGTGAGATTGCCGATCTCGCTGAAGCGAGCAGCCACCCTGTCATTAGATTTTCTGATATTTACTTACGGTTTCCCACCCTCACTGGTCTGGTAGTCGGACAGCTATCCGTTACAAAAACAGCCTATGAGCAGACGCATGACGTTCTTGATGCTCACACTGGAATAATTTACCATTCTTTCTGGGAGTTGGGTAGTGGGCCTGCTCTCACCCTGCAAACATCAGGCGACCCGCCATCGAGTGAACTCGTTGCGTGGGCAGAGCAGTATAGCCCCGATTACGCTGGGGCTGTAACGACATTACCCTGAACAAAAGCGACGAATAAGTGAACCATGCCTCTCCAACGCAACCAGCCGTCGCCAGAACGCCAGAGCGTCCTTTCGTTTGTATCACCAAGCGTTGCGGACCTTCTGTTTTACGAGACCGTTGATGCCAAGACCGTTGGGGCTGGGGGCGGTAAAACGGTAACATCTATCTCGTCTGCTACGCAGGCGGTTGAGGTTACGGCTGGTGGCACCTATGACGGGGACTACCACGAATCGGGGTTCCTTGTTCAAGTGACTTCTACGGCCCACGGTTATGTTGTTGGGGATGTTGTCACTGTTATAAACGCCCCAGACGGCAACAACGGCCTTAACGCAAATGGAACTTTTGAGATAAGGTCCAAGACAGACAACAATTTTGTTTATTTTGTCCGTGGGTCTGGTTCAACCAGCACATGGGACGCTGCTGATGTTACAGCGGCCAATACCATTGTTTACAAATCCCACCCACAATACGGGACCGCACACCCTGACACGGAAAAGTTCCCCACCCACAAGCTGTGTTATGTGAAGCAGGCCGACGGCGAAGGGCTATATTTTGAATACTACTATGCCGCTGAACGCCTGCACCAAGACGATTACAACTTTGAATACAGCCAAGCGGACTTGGGTGGGAACAAATATGATACCGTAGTGCGGACCTATGTGACCTTGCGGTCTGATTTTGCTGACGCCGACACTGAGTATCCGGCGGGGGGTGCCATGCCTGACCCGCTCAATCAGTTTGCAGACACCCATATTCTGCTCACACGCCAGCAGAAGCGCATCGGGGATCAGGAATTGGACGGCCTCTTCGTTGTCGAGCAGCGGGTTTACTTTAACCGTCAGGACATCGTTACCCAGAAGCTGGACTCTGCCACAGACAAGGTTCTGGAGACTAAGATAAAACTTTACTATCGTGGTGAAGCTGGGGCCGACCTTACGGGTTCATCCGCTGCAATAGAAACTGCCGCAGACGATCCCACCGCGTGGGGTCTGTCTGCTACGGGGGTGAACAAGGAAGTCCAACAACTAAGTCACGACTGGTGGCAGGTTACCGTGCAGGATGTTATCCCGCAGGGGCTTACTGACCATCTCGGCGGCAAAGTTATCAGGGATTATTACACATATCAGAACTTCACATGGCCTGCTGTGCTAGATGGTCTGGTTTTTACATCAGTTGCTAGAAAAGACGGCGCTAACAATACTGCGGTGACTGCTCGTATGAAAGAAGGGAAGGGGGGTCACAGCGGCCCGACCAAGATGAGGGTCCGGCAAGTATGGAAAAGCACTGTTTTTTCTGAAGGCACCATACCTGAACCCAAGGTTTTCAAGACGACTAGTGGGAGATACACCGGGGCGCTATATAGTGTAAGTGTTAGTAATGTGCTGAGTGGGCCAATTACATTGACTGACTTTATTGGCACCGAGCACCCTACATTTAAGATGGGGGATTATGCGTTCCCCAAGCCTTGGCTTCTGGCATCTGACCCGACGGACTGGCCGAGTAGCTTTGTCGGGTCTGCCGCCCAGAAGCCTTTTCGGGGCGGCTATTTGCTGGAAATCATAGACGTTTACGCACCTTAATGGCACAGGATTTTAACCCCGACCTCAGTGTTTCTTTTGACGCGCTGCAAAGGCCGATGCCCACGCCGGAGCAACCTTCCGGCTCCATTATCGGCAGTGCCGATGCTAACTCCCACCGCCCTGAAGAGGATGAACTTCGGCACCGCCCCCATGCGTTTGCGCTGATGCACGGCTCGGACGGGGCCAAGGTTGCTTACGGGCAGTTGCTTTGGAGGATTGATGAGCTTAACCTTTTTTATACCCTCTCCGCTCCAGACACCTTATTAACAGAGGATATTGATACATGGCCTACGGGAACATATGAGGTTACGGGCAGCGGCCCCGCAACTATCGAGATCCCCGCTCGTGGAGGCCCAGTCCCCATCACTAACTTAGCCCATACGCACGGTCAATCGGGACAAGCAGCCGTAGGCGGTCTAAATGTAAAAGTCCCTACAATAAACACGGAAGACGGGGCGGTAATGTCTTCGGGGATTAACTTTAACGACAACGACACAAAATACCACCAACTGGACGGGTATGGTGACGTTTACCTTTACTGGAAAGTTGACCTTGACGATGACGATAACGATAAGGTCACCAAGTGTTGGGTGACGGTAGACGGGGGGACGGCTCAGTCAGACATACCTGCTGTAGATAATTCTTTCACCGCACTTGACAGACAGAACACTGGAAACGGCACTATTGAAGTAGGAACATACCGTGTAAAGTTAGGGTCTGTGAACGAAGATGAACAAGTGACCCAAGACATATCTAGTGACGTTTATTGGTCGATCTTCCTCTTGATGAGGGTAGCCGATGAGGGAAGCTAAGTGCGCTTGTTCTTGTTTTGAAGGGGGCAGTTTTACTAAATACTCTTTCCCCCCTAGTGGGTTCAAGCCCGAGCTATTTTTAATAAGCCCTAAAGATTTTCTGGGCCTCGCCACGTTTTTGGCTAAAGAAGAACGCACTACCGCGAGAGTTATTTTTAACAGGGGGGTTCCTTTTTTCAATCTTCCTCATCTGACGCTACAAGACGGCAGGGTCACAGAACACGCGGGAAGGCACAGGGCTACGGTCTTGCTGGATAATGGTTACACAACTATGCCTGTCAGGATTTATTCGGTTAAAGACAAAGATTTTCCTGACTACATAAAAGCACAGGAAACCGCAAAAGACCCTGACTTCACGATCCCCCTGCCCACTGGCCTGACCCTTGACCCTTGACCCCCCATCTGCTACTTTGAACCATGGCCACATTGACCGTTCAAGGCGTCGAGGATGCCCTGCTAGACGTATGCGGGTCCAAGGGTGCTAACTCCGCCCAGTTCCTGAAAGAACTGAATCTGGCCCTCCCACGCCTCTACAATATGGGCATGTGGCGCGACCTCGTCTTTGAGGATGTTGTCACCACCACGGCCAGCACGTTCACTATCCCCGACGATGCTGAGTCAATTATTTCGGCTCTTGTAGACACGGACGGGAGCACTACTGATTATTCTTACCCTCGCGCAGTCCGCAGCCAATTCCACGACTACCGACTGGCTGGGCGGGACGACACGGCTGGGGAGAACACCATGGCTGCTTTCGGGATCGTGGACGACGGCTACTCAGCAACGGTCGAGGAGCCTGTGGATGGGAAGACCTATTCCTTGACCTTGAGCCCAGTCAGCCCCGCGGCACACCTCCCCGCATCTGGGACCGTTCATGTTACCTTTTCGGATGGGACAAACACCTCCGACCCCACTTCGCCCCATTCTGGTTCTGTGGGGGGTAAGTTTACTTGTGGGAGTGAGGCTAGTCTTATAACGCACCCGCATAATGTCGATATAACCAGCATCAGTGAGATAAGGGTGGGGACGGCTAACTTAACAGACCCCGTTAAGTTAACTTGGGAAGAGACAGGATCTTCGACTTCTCTGGTCGCCGCCAATGATCTGCAAGAAGCCAACCAAGTCACCCGTTACCGCCGCTACCGGATCGACAACAGGGATTCCAAGACCATGTCGCTGCGGCTGCTCCTCAAGCGGAAGTTCAAAACGCTGATCGACAGCACGGACGTTGTCTACATCTCCAGCCTCAACGCAATCAAACACGCGCTCCTTGGCTCCATTGCCGAAGAGAACGCAGACGTTGAGCGGTCCAATTACCACTGGTCCGTGTGCCGCGCCTTGCTCGACGAGCAACTGGACGCACACCGTGGCGCGGCCAAGCCCGCCATTAGATTTGATCCCTCTGGTGTGGGAGCCTACACCAGTAACATAATGTAACCCCTACCATGATCCAATACATCACCGAGAACAAAGAGGAGCTTCTGCAAATCGTTGCCAGCGTCATCGCTGTGGCCTCCCTCATCGCCACCATGACTCCAAACGAGTCCGACAATAAATGGGTAAACCGCATTTCTTCCGTCGTATCGTGGCTCGCCCTCAACGTGGGCAAGGCTAAGAGCAAGTGAAGACGTTCTTCCGTCTTTTAACTGCGGCACTCAATGCCTACATCGAACATGTCCGACTGCAACGAGACCGACATCTCGACGCTTTGGAAGATCGCCTTGATGGCCTTGCTTCCATTGGTGACGCTCATAGCAAGTTGCTCATCGAGCGGGTCGCTAAACGCATCGAGCGCGAACGCAAGCGCCTTATACGATCCACCGACAGTAACTCTGATTGACGGGCAGTCCTACCAGTTCAAAGAGGGCGTCCTTGTTGGGCGGAAAGATCATAAATTCCACAGCGACTACAGCTATCGCCGTGCCGTAATCATTGGAGAGAAATGATAATGAACCCCCGCATCATCGACTCCTTGATAGGAATGGCCGCACCCACCATCGGGCTTATCACGAGTATGCAGGAACAGTTTGAATACTGGCTGCGAGTTGGCTCCTTAGTCGTTGGCATCACGGTCGGCCTTGCCTCCTTGTATCGGCTGCTCTCTAAATACAAGAAATGAAAATCGGGTTAGCATGTGGCCACTCACGCCTTGGCGATCAGGGGGCATACACTACAGGCGATTACGTCCTGTCTGAATGGGATTTCAACCGCGACATGGTCCGCCGGATTGGGCATGTGTTGAGCAACAACCACGGGTGGGCCAGTGGGGGCGATTACGTTATCTACGACCACTATCCCGCCCGAAGCTACACCGGAGCAATTAACTATCTGGCTCGCAAGCTCAAAGAAGACAACGTCGGGGCCGTCATAGAGCTACATTTCAATTCCGCCAGTCCATCTGCCAAGGGCCACGAGTGGCTTTACTGGCATACCAGTAGCGGAGGGAAGCGGCTGGCCGAAACCCTGCGTGATGAGATGGAAGAAGCCTACCCAGACATGAAGTCTCGGGGCGCTAAACCACGCGGCCCGAAACAACGCGGCAGTTATCTGCTCCGCAAAGTCCCGCCCTACGCCGTTATCGCGGAACCTTTTTTTGGGAGTAACGTGCGTGAGTGGGAGATGATTAACGACAGTCGAGACAAGCTGGCCGGAGTCTACGCCCGCGCCGCCATCAGGTTTGCAGAAGGATGAGCATCCCCAAGAGCATAACTATCGGTGGGGTTCGGGTCCGAATCCGGCTGGGGGATCTAGGGGACGACGACTGTTATGGAATGTATTCCCACAGGCGAAAGCTCATCACCATCGACAAGACACTCAAAGGAAAAGAACTCCACGACACCGTCCGACACGAGATGCTCCACGCCAGTCTCGCCATCTCCGGCCTCAGTTATTCCGAATCTTACGAGGAAGAGAGCATCGTGAGGTGCATGGACGAAATCTATTTTCCAGCGTGGGAAAGATTCACAAAACGATTCCAACAAAATAATGCCTAAGAGGACAAAGAATACTTTCAAGCCGCATCTGATGTATCACCCTAAGACGGGCAAGACATCTCGTGCAAACACCTACGCCCAGCACATCGCGCTTGGGAAGAAGGGATACGTCCACTCATCTTCCAAAAAGAAGAAGTCGTCCCGTGTCCGCGACTCTTTTCCTGAAGCTGTCGAGAAGAGGTTGAAGGGCGGCTACTGAGGTTGTGAAAAAGAAACTGCCTCGCCAGTTCTCAAAAGAGGGCAGGGGCAAGCTCATAAAGTTCAAACCGAACTCCGAGAACGTAAAGCAGGCTTTCGAGCGAAGTCAGAACCTTGGGGTGCTCCCGAACTCATTCACCCGTGGTGCGGGGCGCATGACGGGCTTCCTTGGTGAGATCGCATTTGAGCTTCTTTTCCCCGACTCCAAATACGTTGGCAACTACAGCCGCACCCATGACTACTTAATGGGGAATAGAAAAATTGACGTAAAGTCCAAGACATGCCGCGATACGCCCAAGCCCCATTTCACGGCCTCTGTAGTCTGTCCTGAAAGTAAACCCCTCAAGGCCAGCCACTACTTTTTTGTTCGTGTCCGCAAGGATCTGACACGGGCGTGGATGCTGGGCTGGATCACCAAGAACCGCCTGATGGAACAGGGCGAGTTCAAACGTAAGGGCGAGGAAGACGACTACGGGTTCACCTACAAGGTGTCGGGGTGGCACATTCCGATCTCCAGCTTACGGTCCCCGTCGTCACTATGACGTAACCACAACGGCGGGGATAATGTCATATTTCTCCTCGATACTGATCGTCCACACCTTGCCGCCGCCGCGCCCAACCGACTTGACCGGACGAATATGTGTGTTGGCTTTCCCTGCTTCTTCCAACGCCGACATCCCGCGCCGGACGAATTCAAGGTTGTTAGACATCCCCACGTTACGCCCGTTGTTGAAGTCATGCAGCGTCACCTGAAACTCGGTCAGGGTTCCTTCCCAACTCTTCAGTGTTCCATTCAAGGCACGGCACTTCTTGGCGAAGAACTCGACCAGTTCCGCTACTGCCGAGCGGGACGAGTTGTCGTAAGCGGCTGACGATACCGAGATGTCGATGAAGCTGACCACTCCGAACCGTCCGTATGCCTCGATCTCCTGTGGGACCGTCCAGTCCAGCAGCCACTTCCCGAAGAAGGGGAGTTCTGTCTTGATGGTGGCCTCCAGCATTTTGTTAGGCGGGAAGTTGCTTGTGGCAAAATCACTCACTTTTAAGGCCATGAGCTTGTCACGGTTGCTACTGTCAAGGGCGGGTATCACGGATAAGCTGTTGGCGTCCATGTTCAAGGACATGATTACCCGTCCTGCCCACGGGACCGAGATGGAATCTGCATACTTCGCCATATACTCGATGCGAGGATTTGCCACGGCCCGTTTGATGAGTTCAGTTGCTTTCCGTTGATCCTGAAAGGAACTGGCACTTGTCGTGTCGTCGATCACCCATGCCGCTACGCGGCCCAGATCCCTGTTGAATTTTGTGTGGCCGGACAAGTAGTCAGACGCGTCGGAGAACCCACCGACGAGGCCCGAGATAACTCTGTTAGATAACAGGCTTTTGCCCTTGTTGGTGGGTCCAACCAGAATGAGTGCCTGCCCCTGCATCGTTTCCCGCTCAAGGACGGCTTCGTAGAATCTCTTTAACCACGCGTAGAAGTAATCTGTTGTTGGTCGTGGCGTGGAGTTTTCAAATAACTGGGATAGCCACGCGTGGAGGAACGGCCAGTTCTTCGGGTCTCCGTCGTCAGCAGGTTCCACTGGTTCAATGGTTGCGGTGTTCAGGATGCGGTTGCCGTTGCATTCCACCACGCGGTCCTTTGAGAAGATAACCGGAGCTATTTCCGTTATACGATTCTGGTTACTGATTACGAGGATCGCAGCCTCAACCTCCGACAGGGGTTTGCCCTTTTTCTGTTTCGGGCAGAAGCCCATTTGCCTGAGTTCCAGAACGAGTTGGTCCCTTGGTATCTCAACGGCGATGTTATCTAACAGCTTGAAGAACCGCTTTCCGTTGAACCAGTATTCGTCGAGGAGAGCGCCGAGCTTCTTCTGCTCATACTCTTCGACAAAGGATGGGCCAAAGATGTCGCGCCACGATATGAATCCGCGCCCCGCCCTGTCGCTGTAGCAGATCATCCCATCATCTGTAACCTGACAACCTTCACGGTCGATCCCATCGTCGATCCAGAACAGTGGCCCCCTGCTCCCGACTTCAAATGGACCCACCCACCGATGCCCATAGTCGGATCTTACCTTCTCTGCGACAACGTCAATAGGGATGGCGGTGTCCCCAGATTGTGGTGGGCTGGTCTCGGCGGCTTTAAGAAGGGCCGTGTGGACTATCGCCTTGGGCAAAGGCACCCCGATCTTGTGCCAGTCGGACCCTAACTCAAAATATTGTGACGGGTTTAACGATGTCTCGTCGAAGCCTGCGAAGATTTTGTTCAGCTTCAGGATCTTCTTCATCTCCTTGGCGAACGCGGCGAACATGTCCGGTGGCACGGGGATCGCTTCCGCGAATTCCCAGACCAGCCGGATATACCCGCTGTATGTTTTTGACCTCCATGTCGGCAGGCTATTCGCGCAGATGGTCGCTATCTTCCCGTCCACCAGACTCCAGTCCACGGGCGCGTCGTAGTCCGCTACGATGCCGTAGACTTTGTTGGTGGGGTTCTCGGAGGATACCCGTTTTGATGGGGCGCGTCCCTCGACCGTGGAATAAAATACGTGTTTGGTTTTTGTATCCGCACACCATGCCCTGTATTCCGCTTTGGAAGAAAACGGCGGGACTGAAGGTTTGAATTTGGAAAGGTCGGCGGTCTTCCTTGCGGCGGCACTGCGTAGATTTTCAATATAGCGGTAGGTCATTTTGTGTAGCGGGTTAGTATTGCCCCTTCAGCCGCGAGCGGGATGTCAGCAATCCATTCCGGTGGGGTGGACATGATGCTCAGGATGTCGGCCAGCGCGGCGTCTGCCTTGTCGGCGTCTGATTCCACCACGATCTCATCGTGAACGTGCATGATGACGTTATGCCCCGCAGCAGCCACCCTGACAAGCATGTCCGAAAAAATATCTCGGGCCAGAGCCTGCGAAGCATTCTCAGCTATAAACCCGCCCCACAATTTGATGGGGATCATCTTGGCTCCCTTGGGGAAGTGGGCTGTGTGTTGTGTCCGGCCCCCTTCAACTTTGTCTGCGGAAATCAAACCGTAGTCCAGCACCCTCCCGCTCGGTAGATCCACCGTGAACGGTGTGGGCATTCCCTGCTCCGATAGGTTATATGCGCCTACAATGTCGTTGTTGAATTCTCGCCATAGTTTTGTCACTGAATCCATTGAGCTACGATAAAGATCGACTGCCGCGTTTGCCTCTTTCTGTGTCATTCCCGACATGTCTGCAAACCGTTGTTTCCCTGCCCCATAACCACACCCCAAAACCATCGCCTTAATTTTGTGCCTGAGTTTGGGGTCTTGCTTGAGCGGCCCGTTCTCTTTCTCCCACCGACCAAACCGGATCGCAAAGGCTTCATAAATATCATCACACTCCTCGATCTCCGTGAGCATGTTCCCGTCCCCAGCCAGCCAGCATAATGTCCGCACCTCGATCTGGCTCAGGTCGGCCACCACTAACCTCTTATCTTCTTTTGTAGATATGAGGTGTCGGAGGTTGATCCCGAACATTTCCTCCCTTGGCAGGTTCTGGAGGTTCAGGTTTCCCCCACTCCCACTGAACCGCCCAGTGTGCGCTCCAAAATACATGAACCCTCCGTAGTATCTCCCGTCAGGCATGGTGGCTACGTCGAAGCTCTCGACCTTCTTTTTGAGTGCGTTGATTCGCCTCCAGTTCTGCGTGGCCTCAATCCAGTCGTGCTTCTGACTGTTGTATTCAATCCACTTCTTGCTCTCTGGGTTGGTCTTCGCCAGACTCGCAGGCGGTTCCAGTCCGACCTTCTGGCACTCCTCGTCAAACGCAGCGCGGCTAAGGAGAGGTTTGCTTCCGAGCCACGGGATATTGGACTCGGCCTCAAACAACTTCTCGTTGATGGTCTCCAGTTGTTTCTTCAAGAGGTCCGTGTCGATAGGGATTCCTCCCTGACAGATCCTCCGGTTCAGGGTGCTAATAACCCGTTCCTCCTCCGGCCAGCGGTCACCGAACTCCTCCCACAAGCGGAGACAAAGCTCGGCGTCCTTGATCGCGTATGCACTGACCTCTTCGCGGAACTCGTCCGTCATCGACTCCCACCTCTTTCCGCTCATGTTGTCGCGGGTGGACTTGTCGATTTCTAATCCAAAAGCTGCATGACTCGCTCCCTTGAGCGAGCGAGGAAGGCGGCAATACGCCGCAAGGTCCGCCGTGCAATGCCATTCGGCTGGTTGGACTTCTGGCCACCACGATTGGGCCGTGCCATGTAGATATAAGGTTTCATCGAATGATGCGTTGTGGCTCAGGGCCGTATTACCAATAAGTAAATTCCAGTTAAACTTTTTGGGGTGTCCGACGAACTCCGTGCCGTCGGTTCCTTTTACCGTCAACAGGTAGGCGTCGAAGTCTGGGTGAGAGAAGTAGCCCAGTGGGCCGAGCGTCTTTATGCTGCACCTTTTGTCGTAGTAAGTTTCGTAGTCGAGAGCGTAGGTTTCCATGGTTCCAAAAAGAAGCCCCCACCGATAGTTACCAGATCAGTGGGGGCTTTTAAGTGCGGTGGCTTTTATGCGATTACCACCAAGGCGATGCTTTAACCAGAACAGTTAGAGAACACTACCGAGTAAACTCCGACTGCCCCGCCGCAATACCTGATCTGTTACTCCTCCTCCTTGACCACATCAACTTCTTCCCCGTCCATGACAAGCGTCAGGTCTAACTGGTTCCTGTCTTCAGTTGGAAGGGACATGCCGATGGCACCAGCCAATGCGGCTCGGATGGAGATGAGCTTGTGCTTACTTTCGTAGGCCGTATTGATGGAGTTGTCGAGTTCGTCGATCATACCACTAAGCATGACGACTTCCTCCTCCACTGTCTTTTCGTCGAAGTCAGCCACTACCTTGCAAAGTTATTGGTGAACTTCTGAACAGCCTCACTGGTCTCCTTGTCGGTGAATGTGAGGGACGGAGCATACCACGAATACTTGCCGCGAGAGATGAGCGAGGACGTAAAGTCCCAGTATCTCGTCGAGGGAGGTGTTTCGGGGTTGAACAGGGTAAACGTAGCCAGCCTTTTGAAAGTCTGGCGATACGCGTCCTTGGCGACGTTGATGCGACCAAGGGCGTAGAGTTTATCCCCGATAGGGAACGGGTAGGCGGCCCCTACATCCGTCTTGTCCGGCTTCTCAAAGAGAAGCGTGATGTCCGCGAACTCCAGCATTGGGTAGTCCGAGGTCTTGGCGATCTCGTCCCGCTCCTCCTGAGAGTGAGCGATGCGAGGCATCTCATCATCGTCGTAGGGAATGTCTTCCCGCCAGCCCTTGATCACGGAGATCGGGATGGTCACAACAGCCGTCTCCGGCTCTGCGATAACGAACTGTTTATCCAGAACGATGGACCCAAAGGGCGCGTCGATCTCGGATGTTTTTTGCACAACATTGATCCGTGGAATCTCAATGTCCGAGGGCTCTATCATCATGCTCGCTGGGGACATGATTTCCGTTGCCGGAGCTTCCTTAATTTTCCCTGCCATTTCTTTTTGTGTTTCGTGTTTCGTTGATTAGGAGAGGGTGTGCCTCGCCTGAGATGTGGTGACTATACCTGCTTCCACGCAGGCGTCAACAAATTCTTTAGAAATTCTTTTCTGATCTTCTTTTGCCCCCTTGGCTCCCACCGCCTTGGCGAGCTTTGCGACGGGCAAGTTAGCTGCTTCCAGCACCTCTTCCTTGTCCAAGCCGAACTGCTCCGCGATCTCCACCAGCCCCATGTTATCTTCCACCCGCTTGGTGGCCCCCATGTTCCTTAGACGTAAAGTAGGAAACTCAATACCGTTCTTAGCCATGTCCACGGCCCTCTTCTTCAGGCGGTCAGCCCAGTTGGAAACCATCTTTGCGATGACCCATAGCTGTTCGACTACTTCGGGGTCTTCCACTTCATCGAGGTCAACGTCCGGCAGATCAGTATTGATCTTCTTGGCCACAGAAACCACTAACCCACCTAGCGCGGGGCAAGCATCTTCGTGACGGCAGAACCGACAGTTCACTGTGGGGGTTAGGTCGGATAGCTCCGGTGTGCCGTCGTTCCATTTAGGCCGGACTTCTTCTGCTTTCTTGATTGTCTCGGACAGTTTCCTGACAAGGGCGGGGATGTCTTCCCGCGTGAACGTGTGAAACAGCGTCTCGTTCCGAACGGGGACGTAGAATACAAACGTGATCTCGTCCAATTCTGGGAACCGCTGAAACGTGCCTACGGTGTAAGCCTGCGCCTGCCAGTTTTTTTCCGGTGGGTCGATCATTGAGATCCCCGTTTTGTAATCCGCTTGGATTGCTGTGTTGTCGTCAAAAACAGTCAAGCGGTCACACGTTCCCCAAGTTTCTGTCCCTTCCAGTTCAACGGTCAACTGGATCTCCTTGAAATCTTCGGTCTGCTTTCTCCCACTTTGGGCGTAGTTGGCGAGGAATGCTTCTTCCTCCTCCATTATCTGCTCATAGATTGAAACCTCTTCTTCGCTTTGGAGGTTGGAGGTGTCGTTTATTTCTAACGCCTCGTGTATCCGTGTCCCCTTTTCGGCAGCCGCGTTTGTTCCGCTTCTCCCGTGATACCCCGCACATCCTGCTACATACTTGAGCGATGATGGGGAGAATTCAGCGTGGTCTCTATCAGAGTGACTGTCTGGCATGGGGGCGACTATACACCCTTCTGGCGGCCTGTCAAAATATATTGAGCAATTAAATACGCGTCGATCATTCCGTCGTGTGGGGTGCGACACCTTTTGTTCTTCAGCCAGTTCTCGGCGGGGGATAGCTGCTCGGCTAATTTCATGGCCGCTATTTTGGTTTGCCCTTTCGGGACGTTACCTAGCATTTCTTTTTGCCACTTATGGACCGACACCCGCACGAGGTCATACCCCTTCACCTCGGCCATCCCTACGATCTTGCCGAAGCTCATGGCCATAGAGCGGACGGCCTGCGAACTTTTCGCATGGGCTAGAGGTTCTTCTACCGCCAGCGTGAACGGTGTGTTCAGGTTGACTAGCCACTCGTTGATCTTGGCCGTGGCCACTTCCCGCTTCTTGCTTCGCTGCATCGTGGGCATAGCGATCTTGTCAATGACCCCGCCGTCAAATGCGGAGATTGCACAGAGGCCCCCATCTAGTCCGTTGTCTACTCCGACAATCACTGGCGCATACCCTTCAGGCATGAAGGGGATATGATTAGACCGTCACCACTCTCGGGCGTGAACACAACATAATTCTTGCCCAGCCCCTGAAGGAAGAACACTTCGCGGGCGGTGTGTGGAGTCACCCGAAAGAAGACCCCCACCAGTTTGCGGTGAGAAAATGAGAAGTCATTCTTGGTGGGGTGGTCTTCTCGGATCAAGACAGTGGGGTTTACCTCTACTGTCTTTTTTTCAAACAGGGGAGCCATAGCTACAAGGACGTTGAGTCGAGGAAACACGGGGTGTTCGGCCCAAGGTCACAGGACTTCAACTGGTCGAGCGCCATTTCGACTTCCCTTTTGTTCAGCCCGTGCTTCTCCTTGAGGATAATCTTGGTCCCTGCAATCGAGTAGCAGGCGACGGGCGGGTTGCGCGGGTGCTCGACAATGCCAATATAGGCGTCCCTGAGTTCGCTAAACAACATGACTCCCCCAACCGAATCTTTTTTGGTCTTTTCGGCTTCTTCCGAGAACCCCGCATAACAAGTGGGGTCAGCTTGTCGGTAAAAATATGGGTCGTCCGACGGGTTGTATTTCGCTCCGTCGAATTCAGGCGCACCGGAGTTCAAGTCGTAAATCATCAGTCTAAGTCAATGATGGGTTTTACGGCTCCCTCCCCACGGTCGGCTTTCGTATTGTTTAAGATGGAGATGTCTATCTGCATCTTGCCTCCTCCGTTCTTCGCGTTGAGTCCGAGGTTACGGCGGATGAACTGGTCAAGCTCCGACAACTCGCGGACTGTCTTGGCGGGGCGTAGGTTCTTCACGCTATCCCGCATGAGCTTGATGCCTGTCGCGGCAGCGTAGTGCTGGTATTTATCGGCGGGGCTGGATTGTCGTTCCGCGATTTCCAAGATCGCCGCGTCTTCTTCCTGTCGTGCGTCGTGGCTTGCGCGAAGGATCGCCTCGTCCGTGGTGGATTCAAGCTGCTGGTCTATTGCCCCCGCTAGTTCATCTGCTGGGGCTTCCGGCGCAGGCTCGTGTGGGCGCAACCCGTTTTTCTTCGCGGGTATGCCTAACTTTTTGAACCACCTCCGCACCGTGCCGGGGTGAACCCCTAGCTCTTTGGCAATGGAAACGGTTTTCCAGTCTGCCTTATACATCGTCAGGGCGCGTTGCTGGAGACTGTCTTTAGGTTTGTCAGACACTTTGGAAGGGCGTAATCTCTATAATAGATTATGGCGGTAAGCAGCCCATCCATCAAGCAGATACTCGATCCGCGAATCGACCCTAAAACAAAACGCATGGATGTCGGGGGGCTTTTAATTCCCCCCACCAGCTTGATCACCGCTTTGTTGTATGGGTTTGCTAATCACGAACACCTACGCGCAAAGGAGTATTACTTCTGGCGGGTATGCGACGAGCTATGGAACCATTCTGATCTTCCTGAAAAGTTAATGATCCGCCACCCGTGGGCCGAGCAAATGGTCTGGGCCGCGCTTAATAATAAATATCTGGCCATCGGGGGGTCTGCGTCATCTGGTAAGTCCCACACTATGGCCGCGTGGGGGATAGTTAACTGGTTGTCAAAACCAAAAGATACGTTGGTATTGATGACATCGACCACGTTGCGCGAGGCCCGCAAGAGGATCTGGGGATCGGTGATGTCATTACTATCGGTCATCGAGGGGGCTCCTATCAAGATTCGGGACTCCATTGGAAACGCAGCCTATGTGGATGAGAAAGGGATACTAATCGAACGGGCGGGTATTTCGCTCATCGCTGCCGAGAAATCTAAAACACGCGAGGCCGTGGGGAAATTTATCGGGATCAAGCAAAAGAGGGTAATTTTGATTGGTGACGAGTTATCGGAATTGTCGGAAGCCATTCTTCAGGCAGGGCTATCCAACTTGTCCAAGAACCCTGAGTTCCAACTGATCGGCATGTCCAACCCGAACAGCCGATTCGACGCGTTCGGGATATGGTCGGAGCCGATCAACGGCTGGGACTCGGTGGATACCCACACAGCGGATGGGTGGCCCACGAAGTGGGGCGGGGATTACATCCGCCTCGATGGGGAACGCTCCCCTAACATAATAGCTGGGGAAGTCCTCTACCCTTGGCTCCCTACTCAGGAAAAGGTTGACGAGGATAAGGGGCTACTCGGCCCCGAGTCTCGCGGCTACATGCGAATGATTCGCGCCATTTTCTTTGACTCTGACGAGACGACGGGCATCTACGGCGAGAACGAACTGACCATGTCCAAGGCTATGTCCAAGGTCGAGTGGGAGGGAACCCCCATCCGTGTAGCCGGAATCGACCCCGCGTTCACGAACGGAGGCGACCGGACAATCCTCTACACAGCCTCGGTGGGGTATGACAAATCAGGACAATACGTCATCGAGTTCGGGGAGGCTGTTCATTTGAACGACGACGCCACCAACAAGGCGGTCCCTCGGACCTACCAGATTGTCAAACAGATCAAGGAACACTGCGAGAAGCGGAATATCCTCCCTGAGAATGTAGCAGTTGACGCGACGGGCGCAGGAGCACCTTTCTGCGATGTCCTCTCGGGCGAGTGGGGCAGCGGGTTCCTGCGAGTTAGCTTCGGTGGCAAGGCCAGCGACAAGCGGGTCAGCGCCAACAGTCGGTCGATAGGCACGGAGTTGTATGTGAACAGGGTCTCCGAGCTTTGGTTCGTGGGGAAAGAACTGATGAGGACGCGTCAAGTCTTTGGGGTGAATACGGATCTGGCCCAAGAGATCACCAGCCGAAACTACGACATGATCAAAAGCGGCACCCTGCGGGTTAAAATAGAATCCAAACCTGAATTTAAGGCCCGCTTCGGACGCAGCCCCGACCTTGCTGATGCGGCGTTTCTGGCCCTTGACTGCGCCCGTCAGCGGCTTGGCCTCGTGGCGGTTGACCCGCCCGAGGAAGGGAAGGACGGACGCCCGCACCGTCGGACCACGATTAAGCAGTTGGGACAGGCATTACAGAACCGAGATGCGGTTTTGCTGGATTGACAGTATCCCCCTTAACCCATATTCTTGACACGCACTTTAGTCGATTTGGTATGTCTGGATTTAAATTTTTTCGTGACCCAAGCCAACGTAATCGGGATGAACCGAGAGACCCTTTTAAGTCGGAGGATTGGACAGATTATGGTTCGCCCGATGATGAACGGCCCATAAAGTATTCTGCTCCTCCTCCTCAACTCCTGCCGGACCCGTTTACGGGCAAGCCAATAACGCAAGCCGATATTGACGCACAGGTGGACAGTTATGGGGAAGCCCCTGCCCCTGCCGCCCTACCCGCCGCGCCTGCTGCTGCCGCTGCACCTGCACCTGCTGCACCCGCACAGGAAAGAACGCTGCAACAAAAGTCTCTCATTAACCCCGAAAGGCAAAGGCAGGAAGCGTTGAGGAAAGCCAAGGAGGAGGCCGACGGCAAAAAAGCCGAGGCTACAAAAGGTCGCGGAGCAGGGCAAGGGCTTACAACTGGCGGGCTTTCAACCTACGGCAATCTCAGCGGGAGCGGCGGTTTTGGCAAACAGACAAAATTAAATCCAGCTAGGCGATAGTTATGGCTAAAGTCACTGTTACTGACGCAGAAGTTCAGAAAATTCTGCGGAGGGTTCTAAACGAGAAGACGGGCAAGACCTCCGCAAAAGAGCTTAAAAAGCTGGCCCAGCGGTATAATCTCACCCGCCCGAAGGGGCAGGGAAAAGGGAAGGGGGCGCTGCAAAACTTAGCTCGTCAGATCGCCGTGCATGAGAAAACGCACCGTGCGAGGTCTTTCCGCAGGCCGACCCCTGAACAAAAAAAGATCATTGAAGAACATCGCAGGCAAAGAAAGGTAAAGCTCAAAGGATTTGGTAAAGGACTGGGCAAGACTGCGGTGGCGCTGGGCAAAAAAATACCATACTATCATGCCGTGCGGGCATTGGAGCAATTCTCCGATGAAGATGTGATCCCTGTTCTTGGGGCAGGAAGAGAATCGACATTTGAGGGGTTTCAGAAAAGGGGGGTAAGGCTTCCGTGGAGCGATAAACGAGTCTTGACCCGTGATATCGCCTTCGATCCAGAGAGTGACGCGGCGGGGTGGAAGATCCCTTTGCTCGAAGAGGAGGTTACGCCAACTATTACACAAGCCGTGAAAGGTCCGCTCGACCCTGTCGGAGCCATGTCTTCGTTTTATCAGGCTGGTCCGAGGGTAGTAGAAGGATTGGGGGATATTATTGGACAAGCGGGGGAGGCTGCGCCGTCCGCCGCCCAGCTTAAATTTCTCGCCGAGGCAGACACCAATGACGACGGCAAGATATCTGCCGAAGAACGTGCCGTTGCTCTTAAAGAACACGCAGAAAGACCCCCCACGCTCGGTGCTTCGGCCCTTGTGGCGATGCAGAAGGGGAGGCGGGCGGCTGCGGACGCGGAGTATCTCAAAGATGTCCCCGCTGATCTGCGGCCAACAGGCCGCGACAAGTGGTTTTACGGTGGTGCGGGGGACGCTGAATTCAAAGACAAGGAAGAGGAAGCTATATTTGGTCATTTTAGAACTCAACGAGGAAGTGAACTTCTTCCGAAGATGGAGGAGATGCTACGGGAGCAACACGAAGGCACCCGATTTGAGCGTAAGGCCGAAGAAAACCTTGGAACAAGGGCCACCGTGAGCCGTTCGTCTTACACAAAGGAGAGGGGCGAGCCAGCCATAAAATACGAACCAGAAACCGACGAGTTTTTCAATTCAGACGACAGGGCAGCCTTCCGCAAGGCAGCCCTCGACGGCACCTTGGTTGAGATGTTTGACACGGACGGCAGCGGTGGGCTATCCCGTTCAGAAAAAGAATTATACTTTGACAAGACAGTTGGCTTCAAGGCGGGCGGGCCAGTCGCCGCTAGAGAAGCGGCAGCCAAAGCAGCCGAAGCAGCCGACTTCATCCCCGCACCCTATGAGGGTGACCTCCCCGTCCACGCGGCTGGGTCTGATTTTGACCGCCCTGAGTATGACGGGACTGTCGGCGAACAGAACTGGATGGGAGAGCCAACAGAGCCAACAGAGCCAACAGAGCCAACAGAGCCAACAGAGCCAACAGAGCCAACAGAACCCCCGCCCACTACAAGGGAATACGCGGCCATGATGCGGCAGGCCATTGGCAACGAGGCGATTGGCATAGAAGAACGCAACGAGGTCATGCGGACAATCAGGGATGAGATGATCAACCAAAATCTCACCTCCTTTGAAGAGTTCAATCAGATCGGTCGCCAGATGCTGGAAGAGGCCCCCGCCCGAAAAGCTGCCGCACACGTAGCTTACCTCCGGTCCCCCGCAGGGAGCGACTGGGTAAAGACACCGGGCCTAGATAGCCTTGCAGCTTTGCAGAAAGCCCCCTTCGGAAGAGGCACCGCATTGGAAGGTTCCGTCGGTGGACTCAAAGATGAGTCCCGCCAACTTGAATCCACAGGTGGGAGACTCCGCCGTAAGGCGCGTGAACTGGAGGGCATGGGTCACCGCTCTGTCGCGGCCCAAGTCCGAGCCGCAGCACCCCGCCGACCCCTCATGTCCCAGCGGGATCGGCTAGAACTGGAAAAAAAGAAAAAGGCCCTCGCAGCAGAACAAGCAGCAGCACAAGCACTCATCAGCAAAGGTGAAGAAAATATCAACGCAAACATAGTGTCGTAGCCATGTCAGATTTTTTAAATAGTGTCGAAAAAGCACTACGCACAGTAGCCCCAATTCCGTCCGCTGTTGGGCGCGGAATCGGGCGGGCAGTTGGGAAGAAGAAAGCGGCTTCTGATCGGGAGAAGGAGAAAGAGAAGTATCTCGCCGAATACGGTGAGAGCTTCAAGGAGCGTACCAGAGAGGATGCTCGGGAATTCCAGAAGATGCAGAAAGAAGGTAAGATTCCCTTGGATGTGAAATTCAATCCGCCTCCGGGCATCGCTACAATGCGCGATTACGAGGATCTCTGGTCAGACGATTATAAACAAGCACGAGAACGTGGTCGGAGAGAAACAGTCGCCCTGCAAGAGCAACTGAAAAGGCTAGGCCATGATCCGCACGGTGATTGGAAAAGAAAACGAGACCGCGAAAAATTTGAGGAATCCCTTCTCGGACGCGCTGCTGATCCAACGGACCCCCTTGACCCCTTGGTGCAGGAGCACCGATTGCGCGAAGCTGAAGATGCCGCCGCCCAACGGCAAAGGCTCCTTGAAAAAGAAGAACCACTTGAAGACTTTGACCCTCGCGGTGAGGAGCCACGCACACCGGAAAAACCGGACGCACTTGGGCGTTCCATGGCGCGTGGGTTTGACAAATTTCACTCCGCACTGGGGTTTGAAGCGGCGAGTCCCCCCATCGACCCGTTTACTAACGAGCCTGTGGAGCCTGTGGA